ATAAGGGTTCATCATTAAAACTTTGTTATAAGTGGCTTGTGCCAAAGTAGCAGCTTTAGTTGCAGTAATCTTTGCCCATATAGATTTCACTGAACCTTGCTCAACAATAGTATTTATCAGAAGCCCAGCTCTATAAACACCGTAAATTTCCACAAGAGCCAATACACTTTTACCAATAATACCATAGTTCTTTACAATAGTATCGACAGCAGATATACTTCCAGAAATCAAATCCTGATTAGCAAGTCCTATTTCCGCTAAAGCAGTAGTTATCGTATCCTCCAAGTTTGACATTTGCCCCTCAATCGTCTTCGATATTGCTTCCGTAGAACCTTCAACACCTTTCATCGAGCCAAATTGTTCAACAGCCTTCATTACAGATTCAACAGTTCGGTCACATTCTACCGTCATATCACGGAATGAGAGTTTAACCTTATTTCCTTCTGTTTGGACACGAACACCGAACTCTTTCCAACGCTCCGAGTTATTTATATCAAGTATCGCCTCTGTTAGCTGGTCGAAAGGCTTTGCTACTGTATTGGTAAAATCTCCCATTTTCTTCATGGCATCCATCGAAGGAGTAACGCCACGATTGACAAATTTTATAAAGTCATCCGTCAATTCATCAAGTTGAAAATTTGTTTTTGCGGCAAAGCTATTTATATCAGACAGATACGCTTTTGCCTTTTCAGAACTACCATTCAGAGCATTAGTTAATACAGATTCATACTTCTGAAACATTCCAGCAGTTGAAACAACATTTGAAGCAACTTGTTTCAGCATTGCGATTCCGCCAATAGCAGCGAGTGCCTTCTTAAATGAAACTCCTACACCCTCGTTAACAGTAATAACAGCCTTACTTTCATCCTTAAACAAAGCGTATTCATCCTTTAGAGCTTTGGTAGATAATCTCGCAAGAGCCTGTTGTGATTGTAATTCACCAAGAGCATACTTTTGTTCTCCTAATGCTGCTTTTGCACGATTTAATTCATCCGATAAAGAATGTCTTTTAGGGTCATACTTTCCTAATTTATTATATTGCTCTGCAAGCATTGAAACATCGTTCTGCGTCTCACGTATGATATTTTTTTGTTTAATGATTTCCTCGGATAGAGAATTAACAGCTTTTTCACCATCATAAATACCCTTTTTGAAATCATTTTCCATTGTTGCTCCAGCTCTAGCAGCTTCAGAAATTAGATTATCCATCTCCTTTGTATTTTTCACCAACTGTGTATTTAAAGTATTAAAAGCAGCAGGTGTCTGAGTTGAGTCCATGTTCTTTAACTCGTTCTTTAGTTTTGCGATTTCTTCACGGAGTTTGATAACTTTATCAAAATCAGCCCCGATACGAAAGTAGAGCTTAGCCATTTTTTTATATTTTTAAATTATCTATTATTCAAAATTACGTTATACCCAAACCTTATTAGAATTTTCTATCATCAAATTCGTGACAATAGACGAAAGATTTCTTATTTCTTATTTTACGTGATAAATTTACCACAGATACAAGCTTCCATAGACGTTTTTTATCAACGAAAAACACACAATCAGCTGATTGTGATAAAATAATTTGCAAGGTAGAAATTCATAGTCTATTTTTCTATTTATAAGATTACAAAAGCACGACATTTGAAAGATTGTCGTGAAATAATTGGGTGTGATTAAATTTCTTGGTAGTTTTGCAAGAAAATAAGTAAAAGCATGAATAAAATAATATTTCTAATACTATGCATTGCACTGCTATGTGGATGCTCTACAAATCATAATATTGAATCTGCTATAAAAGATATTTACGGTTCAAAAGTGCCACCCAAAGAAGAGGATGGTGCTTATATTTATATCTTAGACTATCTCGAAAAAGAGAACAAACAAGATGCAGATTTTCTAAAATTAAAAGATAAAATTGATAAATACACAAACTCATTATCCGAGAATTTAGGAAACGATGTTTCTTCTAAATCAGATGCTAACACATCTGCAACAAGTAAAGACGATTGTTTAAGTGACTTCTACAAATGGGAGACTCCATCTATCCGTGTTGTACTTATTTCACGTAAATGTTTAGATAACAATGGTAGAGACATAACAATTATAGTAACAAATAAAGGGTGATTTCTCACCTTTTATTTGTTACTATCTATTATTTACTTCAATTTTATTTGCCCATTAGCATATTCTTTTCTCTTGTACAAAGAACTATTATCACTCGTTTCTAATGCGTATCTAATCGCATCTACAACATTTTTCTCACCCAATTCTTTATACCTACTCATCAATGTGGCAGGATCCATATTTAGACGTATAGCCCAATCATGAATAGTTAGTGATAATTCGCCAATAGCTATAAAGGCAGTAGCATTTCTTAAACGGACGTTCTCACTTAGAGCTAACCATCTACAATTTAACGGTTCATAGTTGCCATTAGAATTAATTCGATCTATCGTCAAATCATCTTGATAACCGTTTGTCATAGCCCAATTATAGAAAGTTTGAAAATCATTTCGCCATTCATCACACATTACAACACCTTTCCCACCATAATTTTTATATGCAGGTCTTTTAGGGTTATAACAACGTTCTTTGATTTTAGACCATATATTGAAAATACGAGTATGCGACTGCCCATGAGTTGTGTTAGCCTCTTTTGTCCTATCAATATCAAGGCATCCACAACTTCGAGTTGTACCGCTATTCAAATTACCTTGCCTTACAATCGTTTCATTGCCACAATCACACTTACAACACCATAGGGTAACACGATTACTTGCAAATCCAACATGCTCTATGGCTACCAACCTACCAAATCGCTGTCCCTTCATATCTTTAATTCCACGAAGTAGGCAACCGCAACTTTTGGTTTTACCTTCTCTTAATGTATTTGAACGCACAATGGTGGTATTACCGCAATCACACTGGCAAAGCCATTTATCATGTTTATCTTTATCATCTGGCAACTTTTTCACTTTCTTTATAGTGACAAGTTTTCCGAATCTCATACCGGGTATTATTTTTATTTTCGCTTTCATGCTATTTGTTTTAATTGTAAAGAGATAAGTAGTTCAATAAATTTATCTTCATAATAAAGCGGTTGAGTACTTTTAGGATTATTCGGATTTACTTGATTTTCGCCATAGTTTAAACCATCACCTATTATTGACTTAAATTTCTTCACACCGCCTTTGCTTGATGGACGCGTAAGTTCAACCATGTAGCCTTTTTCTATCATTTTCTGATTAAAAGCTTGCGCACTGATTGTGCATTCATTCTCTTTCAGAAGCTCACCAGCAGATTTCAGAACACCTTTAGATGGTGTATAATCGGGCGTAGGAAGCCCTAAAGGCTCGGCAATAGTCTTCGCTAAAGCAAGTTTACTACTTTCATTCAGATTGAGAAAACCGGTTAGCCAGTCAGCTACTACAATCTTATCTTTTACAGTAGCCTGTTTTAATTGCTTCGCCATTTCAGGGGCTTTGTGAAAGACTTTGCGGTAGACCTCAAAAACAGAGCGAACCTTTTTCACAATAAAGTATTCAAGACATGGCACTGTTAAGCGATATTCATTAACAGGTCTACCACCTTGTGGGTTTTGCGGATTTTGCCGTAAAACCTGATAATCGTCATTCTCAACGAAATCACGCTGCAAGGCATCGACAGCATCTGATTTTCTGCTATACACCAGCATCCAAACTTCATCCAGATTAACTGGATATTTCTCACTTGCTTTCGCTAATCTCAAAATAGCATTGAAACAGGAAAATAATCGCAAGATTATTTGCAAAAATGCTTTTTAATATTGAAATTTAGGGTATTGTTTAACACTTAAATAACACGATTATGAGACTAACTGAATTGAACAAAAGAGTTAAGGAAATTCTTGTTAATTATGGTATCATACTTGCCATTACTATTTTGTTATCACTAATCATTATTGGTATCTTTTTCTTTCCCGATAAAAGTTGGGAATTTTGTTCAGTTTCCATAGCGTTCATTTCTATATTTATTACGATAGTAATACTTTATATGAATAATAAATCCCAAGAGGATAATACGCAAAAGCAAATTAATTCATTTGAGCAGAATGCGATTAAACAAATGGAAACTTTTAAACGGGCAACAGAAAATCAAATAAGTACATTTTCCGTAGAAATTAGCAAAGTAGTTCAAGCTTTAAATAATGTAGCAGAAATGCAAAAGAACACTTCTCAAGAACAAATACAGAACTTAAAAATTGAAACAAAAAATCAAATAAAATCCTTTAGTACAGAAATCGATAAGATAATAGCAGGACTAAAAGAGGTCACCAGAACTCAAAATAAAACGGCAGAAGAGCAAAAAGAGTCTTTCAAAAATGAAATCAATGCTGTTGTTGAATCCTTAAGTTCAGTATGCAATACTCAAAGAGAATCGTCAGAAAATATTGTTAATAATTTTAGGATTGAAATGGAAAAATCAATAGAAATTATGGCTAAAGTCTGTAAATTTCAAATTTTATTATTAGAGGCGACTGAAAAGGAACTCACTAAGATCGAAAAAGTGAATGATAGCCTTCATAAAGTAAAAGTGATAACAGAAAAATCCGGGGAAAACATTACAAAAGAAATAAAAAATAACAGAACATTAACAACGACGATAGTCAATAAGGGGAAAGAAATAGTTAATGAAATTTCCGACGAAGTAACAAGTGGACGTTTGCAAAAAAGTTTTAAAGAATTAGGAACTGACATAAAAGAATTCGGGAAAAAAGCAAAAGACAAAATATCTGATTTTTTTTCATTTTAATTTAACTACACAACATAAGGAACAAAGTAGTAAAAAGCCGGATTTCTCCGGCTTTTACTTTACCCACCATTCAGCCCCATATAAGTCCTACGGGAGACCTGCTTATTCCAACTTGTACCTGTTCTGTTGAAGTTTCCCAAGTACCGACCTTGAATGCGATTCACAAGATTGTTGGGATTGCTTGCATCGCTTCCGTAACGTCTTTCTGCAATTCTATTCGCTTGTCGGGCTATTTCCCAACCGGATTTAGTTTTTCTTTTTCTGACTCAGCTTAAAATTTTAAAAGTTAAACAATATAATTTCGCCATATCTATAATTTTTTCCTACGATTAGCCAATTCCTTACCACTGATTCTATTCACCTTCTGACCACCATATACTGCGTGTAACTTATCCCGTTGCATCATCAACAGATTCCTATAAGGGATAACCTCAAACACTTCTGTATAACTCAAATGAAGCGTGTCAATCAAATGAGCTATCTGCCCGAAGAACGTTGTGTTTCCTACTGTTTCGGTCTTGCTGCCAGCATCGACACGTTCCTCATCGAGCTGACACACTGAAAAGCCGAAATATCCATCATGGAGAAACACACCTCCAAGGCATTCCTAATTTCTTCAAAAGTCCCGTTCTCCAAATTCTCAGCCAGTTCCTCACTGCCACAGATGAAACAAGAAATGCCTTTCAGCATATCTTCGATTACTTCGGGAAGTACCTTGATTGCCTCTACAATATTATCTCCCTCCATACCGACATTGGAGAAATGATGAATGGCACGACAGATAACTTTGATAGTAGGCGGCTTGATGGTATAGACTACTCCACCTATCTCTACATTTTTGAAGTCCATCCCCAGCAGGGCATCGGACACAATTTTAGACGCTTGATTCATATCTTTAAATTAAAAAGGCGGTGAGCAACCACCCACCGCCATCCGAAAACAATCTGTTACCTTAAAACTTACGCTGTCAATGCCTTAATAGCATCTTCCTCATAGTTATATTCAGAAGCTACCCCTGCTATCTTAGGAGTTTGAACCAATCCACGAACAGCAATGGCAATTGCCTTGTCTGTATTCGCTTCACGGGCTACAATCTGGGCATTGGGAAAAATGAACCATACATTATCATCCGTCAGACAGAAAAGAGCCTTATTGATTATCTCTTTTGTCAGAGGACGTTTCCAACCTACCGCGACTTTGCTTCCTTCTTCCCCTGTTTCAACTATGGAACCGCCCATGAGAGCCGCTTTAGTTTTCCAATCGTACTGACCAATAGAGAAAGCCGGAGTAATATCGCCGGGAGTTGTGTCATAACGGTAGTTCTGACCATTCAATTGATTTTTATACCCCGTGACAGACGCTTCTGTTTCTTCAATCTGCCACGTTTCCCCGTGCACGTTTGAGACTTCATCTTTAGCGGTAATAGCCGCCTGGATTAGAGTCTTTGCGATTTCGGGGGTAATGTCTGCCGTAATCTTAGAGATGTCGGCAAACAAAATTCTCTTAATTCCTACTGCTGAAATCATAATCTTATAGTTTTACATTTAATACCTCGAACAATATTCTTATATTCACATAGTGACACTTCAAAGCCGTGTCCGCTTCCGTACCGATTGATTCGATAGAATAACGATAGCGAGTACCGTCATAGGCGCTTACCACATCATCAAAATGCTTCATAGCTTCCCGTTCAAGCTCATTCAGCCGGATGGAGTTGGCTTCATTTTCGCTCAAATCGGGTACACAAAGATTCACTTCCGCGAAAGACTTTTTCCAATACTTTCCCGGCTGTTGTTTCTTCGTGTGGATGACAATCCTTTCAGACTTCAATTCTCCCATCAGGATTTCCCCTGCTGGTACTATATCTATCCTGAAAGCCTTACAATCCCGATAGAGAATGTTTCCTATGTCGGTAGTTACTATCATTGTATAATCTCCCAATCTTCGGCAAATACATCACTGATAGACGGCACCCATGAATCGGCACGTCCGGTATTCTCGTTGTAGATAAGACACTGGCTTGTGTAATCAATGAATCCTTTACTTTTCAGAATAAGGTCTTTTGCTGATTGAGGGAGCGATTGCATCTTAGGAATAATGTCACTTTCGATATGGGCTGGTACTTGCTTGAATACCATCAGACCTTTGCCGTTCCAGCCAGTTCTACGGATTGTACCACCTTGTTTCAACACTTCGATAGCGTCACCGAAATCCATTGCGGATGATGAATCATCAGCTTTATCATATGTTTTCTCAAAGATGTCTGGCTTACAAGAATAGAACTCGCCGTTTACACCTTTAATGATGTAATCGCCATAACTTGCAAGCATCTTACCTTCAAGAGTTTCAATGTACACACCAAGATAAGGTTCATTGGTGTTACCATGCTCATCTATGCCAAAATCGGGATTATGCTTCGGCACGGGAGTTCCACCCATAAAATCACACACTTCATCGAAGTTATCTACTTTAAGCTGAATAGCTTCGATTACTACTGGTTTCTTTCTGTACTTCATTTCTCAAATTCTTCTTTTAATCGTTTCTCCGCATATAGAGCGGCACCACTCAAAACTTCAAATCCTTTAGATTCCACGAATGAAGCGTATTCCGCTTCGTTTTTCAGCGTCAAACCGTCTTTATCGACATCGTAATCATTGGACGTTCTCAGAGTGAGCGTGTGGTCTTGATAATTGCCGTGTTCCTCTGCGTACTTCACGGATTCATCGCCCACATCAATCATTTTCTTCTCGACTTCCCATTCTCCTTCATCGAAAAAGGAATCGACATCGGAAAAATCGAAATCTACGTTCATTATAGTTTCAATCCGTCAGCGGTTGGCTCGATTTTATCACCACTTGAAGGGTCTTTGCTCGAAGGGTAAGGATTTTCCTCGTTAAGACGTTTCAAATCCATTCCAAGCCACATTACACCTTCTTGCAATTTCGTAATCGCAAGGCTTCTTTCCCTGCTCGGAGGCAGATTCTTTATTTCTTGAATCTTCTCGTCAATATCCTTTCTCAGTTGCTTGTTTGCAACAACTTCTTCTGTTCTTGTCATATCCAAATTTCTGAATAATTAAAATAATTGGTTGCTTTTACTACGTAAACCTCGCCTTGACCTCTCATGTTCTCACCATCCATACAGCGGACTTCATCCCCTGCCTGAATGGTGATTCTCTTCTCACATACTACATGATAATTAGGACGATACACAGAGCCGTTATCGGATGAAAACTCTTTGGTAGTGTTATCATCACAACGGCACTTACATACATCCTGCCAGCTTTCACCGCCAGTACCGGGAATGGGTCTGCCAAACTCATCCTTTTCCATAGGGGTGATAACCTTTACCTGCAATATGTGTGGAGCGAATATCACAAGAAAGTGCATTTGGGTTTGTTGCTTAATTCGTCTTTCAATCCGTACTTCTTGCACAGGAATGAATAGTAGTCCTTGATACCTTGAATGTTCCAAGACATCGAGAAACCGCTTTCACTGATTGAAGTGGCACGAAGCGATAGAGAGGGGATGAACTTCGCAATCGCCACGAAGACACGACCGTAACAATCCTCGTTCATCTCGTCCTCTCCGCTTATCTCCGCATTCAGACACATATCCAAAAGGTCAGCTTCCGACAAGTTAATGCCGAAAGACTGGAACTTCTGTGATATGTATTCGTTTATCGTCATATTAATATGGTGTAACCAGTTTACTATATGCGGTATAGCTATAATGCGTGCAATACTTTGATTTATAGATGTATCTGAACGGGCATTTGGGAACATTAATTCGTATCCCTTGAATAGCCATTCCCTCTTTTATCGAACACATCATAGCCGGGTTATTTGCAACCAAAAACACGGGATGCGTCATGGTCGGTACAACACAATCAGCCAGAGCCGTTTCCAAAGTGATAAACTGAATATCTGGCAGACCAACATCAACCGATGGATTCACGTATTCACACTTAGAAGATTCCACACTTGATGCCTGCACGCTCAACGAAACCAAAGACATCATTAAAAAGCCACACATGGCAAAAATAAAATTCTTCATTTCTTTTCTGATTTATAAAATTAGACAATGGAAGGGTAGAAGCACTACCCTATCCT